CCCATACAAATGCTAATCCAAGCGCAATAATTGCTGTAACAATAAGCCCAATTGGGTTTGCTCGTAAAGTTGCATTAAGTTGAACCATTGCAAATTTAAACACGTTAGTTGATGCCGCTTGTGCATAAGTCCAAAAAGCATAAGCCTGTTGAACTGATTTAACTGCCGCGGTAATCATTCCGTAAGTTTTAATAATTGTAATAACAGATAAAACAATACCGCCATAAATTAAAAGCGCTTTGCCATTTGTTGTAATGTATCCAAGAAACGCTGACAATACAGGTAAAACTTTTGCCGCAACTGTTTGAAATACTTGGTCAAATCGTTCTTTAAGAATAGCCATTTGACCAGCAAATGTTTTTGTGTAAGCCTGAGCCTGTCCACCAATTTTTGTATTTAATTGGTCAAAGGCTTTAGCGATAGCCTGATTTTTAGGAATTGTTGTATCAAGTGTAATACCCAATTCTTTAAATGCTTTTGCTGAACCTTGTGTACCGCGTGCAAGAATCTTTGCAGAATCTTCCATGCTAATATTTTTATATCGTGCAAGGTCGGCTGACATAGCCATAAGTTTGTTGGCTTGTGAAACATCGCCTGTGGCAGTAACCAATGTACCCATGGCGCTAATTGCTTCAGACCCTTGGAAGCCCAATTGATAATAAGCATCCGCGGTGTTGTAAACATCTTTTTGTGTTTTAGCGCTAGTAATACCTACGCCATTTAAAGCCTGATTTAATCTAGCGGTTTGAGTTTGTAGGTCAATTGTTTCTTGCTTCATAGCGTTAAGTTCATGGCCAATTGCCATTACGCCGGTTGTAAGAAGATTACCGCCAAGCACGCCAAGCATTGTTGTTTTTAAATTTCCAAATGCCATGCCCAATTTGCTTGAACGTTCGCTAATTTGATTAAGACCTTGGGTTGCTTTAGATACACCCGCTTGAACACCTGAAGCATCAATTGTAACTTTGATATTTAATGGTGGAACATCACTCATTGCACCCTCCTTAGATGTTTAGCAATTGTATTTTGAATAACGGTTGAACGTCTAAATATTTCTAGCGCAGGTTGCATGTACGGAAAGTGTTGGCCGTTAGTCCATGTAGGAGCGCCGCCTAATTCAACTGCACGTGCATAGACCATATACGCGCCCGCTTCGGCTGTGTAAATACCAAATCCAACGCGACTACTTTTACCTTTGATGCTACGGCGCAAATTGCCAGTTACGTTCATTGGCGGTTTGCCTGACACCGCAGGATAACCGGCTGATTTTCTATCGCCCTGAATTTGGCGCATAGCAGTACCGGCTAATTGTTTACTGAGTTCATTCGCGGCATTACCAATGGCAATATCAAATTTCATTTGATATTCTTTTAAAGCGGCAATGACTTGCGGAAGGTTATCCGATTCGCTCATTTTCCACCTCTACTACAACATTGTGTATTGCCGTAACCCACGCAACTATGTGAACGGGCTGATTGTCTACCTCTGTAGGTGTCCAACCAAATTCTTTTGCGCAAATATAGTATTCCCAATAATCATCGGGATATTCCATATCTTCATGCCGCGAACTTCCCCGCAATATATCTTTTAAGCGTTGGAGTTTGCGGTAATCACTTTTGGGTCGTCAGGATTTCCTTCGGTAATGTTAGGAAATAAATAATCTTGAGCCTTCATTGCTTCATCTGACAACGCCGCATAATCTAATGGGGTTAATTCGTCTAATGAAGTAATTTTAATTGAAGGCGGAATTAAATCAAACGACCATTCAACTACCATTACTGCAATCAAACCATTTTGTAATGCAACTGCTTGCATCATTCCTTCATGCTCATTTGCTACAGCAAGAACTTTATTACGGTCTTTCATAAGCAATGTTGCAGGGTCACGCAATTTAGCAGTAGCGCCACTTGGGAGTGTAATTACTTTTGACATAGTTTCCTTCCATCTGCCTTCGCGTTTGTTTTAAGTTGAACCGGGGTAGGGGAAGGCGGCCTACCCCGGCCAACATTATCTCAGGTTACTGATAAGTACCTGAAGTTTTAGCGTTTTGAAGTGTCCACTTGATGTTGCTGTATCCACCTGAAGAACCTGCATCTGTTGTGTTAGCAATTGCGCGAACATCAACATCAATTTCTACAAAATCCTTTGAGCGGTCAATGACTGCGGCGGTATAAGCGCCCTTTGTAACTGTAAATGAAATCTGTGTCGCTGATGCACCAGCACCTTGTGACCAGTTAAGTGTGATTGCTGGCTGTGTGTTTGTAAGGTAACGTGTAAGTTCAGTATCGTTTTCCATAACAAACTTAATTTTGCCCTTAGTTTCAAGCGCACCAAGAAATACTTGGTATGGGTCTTTTGTGTTAGCAAGACCAAAAATAGGTGTTGCTGGACGTGACATAGAAATTTCGCCATCAACTGTATTAGATACTGTTGAACCACCAATTGAAACTGTTGCTAGCCAAACAGGTGTTGGAAGAACTGTTGAGAAAGAAGGTGTTGGAGTTGATGCCGCTGATGATGACCAACCCATGCCCTTAGCGTCATAATCCAACATTCCGTCCGCTGTAAACTTCATTGTGAAATCGCTAAACTGAATTCCCGGATACGCACGAACATTAGCCGCATAGAAATCAGTTAAAGTAAATGCTGTAGGTTGTGCATCCGCACCTGTTGCTGTTGCGTTCTTGAGAGAAATAACGTGTGTGTAAGGTGCGCTTACGCCTGATGTTGCAACGCTTCCCATAACGCCACCAAGTACATAACCGATAGTGTCAGGATATACAGGGCCACCAAAATCGTAAGTTGAGTTACTGCGGCCTTGTACGTATGCGTAATCTTTTACTAATGAACCTTGTGCCATGTTATCGGCAAGAAGTTCGCCAATTACATCTGCCGGCTTCATTGATGAAGATTTTACGGGGATAAAATCTGTTGGTGCTACCGGTGTTCCCTTAGTTGTTTCCTTAGCAATACCTAAGTAACTCCGCGCTGTATTTTGTACTGTCATTCTTCATTCTCCTTAGTTACGGCAGGTGTTGCCTTTACTGTTTTAACTTGCAAAACGTCAGGTGCATCAAAGTCACTTGGCGCTTCAAAACTATCTCCGGGCTTTACTGTTATTCCGATACTTGGAAAGGTGCGTTCATCTTCACCCTTGTATGTAAACGTGGCCATTGTTTCTCCTTATGCCATAATCATTTGTGTAACGATGAAACGCATGGATGCCCATGTTTCTGTTGATGTTGCATTTTGCGACATTGGCTCACCATAAGTAACGTCAATTAAAGGTTCAGCACCTTGCCATACAAGGATACCGCTAGGGTCGCCAAAATTATGGTCTGAACGCAAGCGCACTTTAAGCGCGTCAATAACATAATCTAAATCATCCATTGCTTCTTCAGCGGAACGGCTTAATGAGTGTTGGAACAATTGAATTATTACGGTGTAATCAATTCGTTTCCAACCATTAGTTGCGCCGCCTACTGCAATACGTGTTTCTGTTTCTGATTCAATATAAATTACAGCGGCTACGCGGCTAGGCTGACTAGGCAACGCATTAACTTGAAAATCAATACGCTTAGGTAACGATGTAAATACTTGATTGATGCCATCAACTTGCGGTGGTTCAATAAAGTTATACAGCGTTTGACGAACTTGAGCGCGGCCAACGGGTGCAAGTTTTTGTGTCATTTATCGGATTCTCGCGTATGTGCTAAGAATATCTGCCGCGGCGCTCATTTCGCTACCAAATTTATCTGAACCCGGAGTAGCCATTGTTGGTTGTGTTGTAACCATCATGGTCATTGAAGAATCGCCACGCACTTTAAGAAACGCAGTTGTAATAAGAATTGCGGCTTGCTTAATTGCAGGTGGCAACGCGCTTACTGAAGTACCGATAGCGTGAATATTAACCAATGCACGTGTAAGCGGAACTGTTGTTGAACCAAAAGTGTAAGTGCTTGCAACTGTAACAATCTCAGTATTCATGCCGTCATACATTGTAAGCATTTGCCCTGCAACAATACCTGTGCCGTTTGCTACTGTAATAGATGTAGCGCCAACGGTATTTGCTGTTGCTAAAGTTGTATTGGTGTAACCGGCAACGTATGTGTAATTTAAAAATACTTGATTGCTTGGGCCACCGTTATATGAACCAAAAGAAAGCGGGCCTTGTGAAGTCCATGAACCCAATTGAGCGTTAGGAATAATAATTTCCATATCTTCAATCCAAGCAATTGAGCAATCGCCTAGTGAAGCCATGTTTGTCGGATACCCGTAATTGAACGCTGTAAGTGCCACAATAGGGCTGAAGCGTGGGTGGAAACGAATAGAACCATCTGTGCTAATACGTGAACGCTGTTGCTCTGTTTCTACAGTCGCGCCCAAAACTTGATTGCAATATGTATCCATCCAAGACGATGCGCGTGCAATGACGTTGCGCAATTCATTATCCTGAACTTCAGGGTCTTGGGAATCAAAAACTAAGTTATCTAAATCAATAGCCGTAGGTGCGGCTTTATATTCTTCAAGGGTAAGATAAGGAACTGTTAATAGTTGCGTTGTATTACCGTATCCGTTAGCCATTTATCTCTCCACACCTAGAACATTTTTTAAAGAATGAACCGAATCCACACGCTTTGCATGGAAAACCTTTTGCTGTTGTTACGCCGCTTGCGCTTGCTTCGCTTAAACCTTCAGCCTTCAATTTTTTAATAAGTTTTGGGTCGGTAACATTAAACATACCGTCTCTGCCCGCACGCAAAACTCTTTGTCCTGTTTTAGTACCTACGCCTAATTCCTTCATGCCTTTTGGCCCAATAATTTTTGTCATCGCGCTTCCCTCCATAGATTCGAACTATGATTCACAACTTCAAAGGCTGTTGTCCTGCCGTTGGACGAAAGGGAATCATTTGTTATGGTGAGCCTTTTTAATTCATGCTCAGGAATTCTATTAAGTTTTATTGTTCTGTAATAATCTCTGCCGTTGTTACATCATCTCTGCCATGATTATTAGCAGGTTGATTGCAACCACATTCAAGACACATTATGCAGAAACAATTCCTGATACAACACCGTTCCATGCTGGCGCGTAGCACATGAATGTACCGCGGAAGTATGTTGAGAAGTCGTATGAGAATTGGTTTACAGGCCATTGGATACCCATGTAATCCTGCACAAGAATATTTGCCCATACATCTGATACCTCAGTATCAGGAATTGGCAATGTGTAGGAAAGTACAGGAGCAACGCCCTGTGGCAACCATGGGTGAACTGTAAGGTTTACCATCTTGCCTGTGATTTCGTTGTTAAGTGCGCCAATTACTGCGCCTCCAACGTAATCTCCGGTTTCAGTCTGTGAAAGATTTAGACGGTAGTTTGCAGTTGAACCATTTTTGATTGTGTCAGAAAGTTGCTTACGGTCTTGACCGTTAAGCAAAATCTCATCAGGGTCAGCCTTAACAGCATCGTACAACTGTCCAAATACTTGCTGGAACTCTGCACCCGGATTTGAAGTGCTGAATGTTGAAGCGATGTTGTTGATTGCACCTGAAATGCTTGAGTTAAGAACTGTTGGCAAAATGCCATCATAACCTGTTGCATATGCAGATGTATCTGTAGCCGCTGTTGAAGCAAGTGCGCCTGTTGTTGTGTATGGCGCTGTGTTGCCTGTAGTTTGTGTAGATGCGGCACCTTGTACTACAAATTGTGTAGTTGTTGTGCGACCCTGATAAGTACAGTTTGCTGTACCTGTTGTTGTTCCAACATAGATACGGTAGCCAATAGCACCTGAAACTGCGCTTACGTTAATCTGTAGAACATCGCCCGCAGAAACTGCGTGTGATTGAACTGTAGATACAACAGATTGACCAAATGCGCCAGCATCGGCAGTTACATATACATAGTATGTTGTAGCGGCAAGTGCTGTTTGTGTACCTGCGGCAACAGGTGAAGTAAGGGTTACAGTTGCAGGAGCCGCAAGTGCGCCTGAATATCCTGAACCTGTACCACGTGCCATAAGCATCATACGTTCTTCCATAAGCATTGTTGCGTATAGTGTTGAAGTAGATGAAAGTTGGCGAAGGTCTTGGTATCCCAAACCTGAGAAGTTAGCGTCAAACG